CAATACAATCGTTTCTGTTTTAAATCTATTAAGTGCTAACTGTGCCATTTAACTGAGTGCTAAGATAAAGGGTGTCATTTCTGAGAAGAGACTCTTAGAGAATGCTCTTCCACTAATTGTTCCAGTATTTTGATTAATTTGTAAGTCATCACCGATTTTAAAGTTACCAGACTGATCTGTACTGGTATAAATTACTTTTCCTCCATTTTGACTTACAACTTCATTTGCTTGAATACCAACACCGCCTCTCTTTGGAGTTGCCGTGGTAATATCATTACCAGAACCAATATATTCAAAAGTATGTGAACTAGCAATTATTTTACTTTGTTGGAAGAAATATGCTGTTGATGCAACTCCAACGGTATTAATGAGATTTTCCGCAAGAGTTAATGTGGTAATCCCAGCAGTAATTGGAGTAGAACTATTTATTGTGTAATAAGTATCCTCCATATTAGCAGTGGCAGTTGCTGTAGTTCCACTGTCTGGTGCAGAAATAGTAATTGTAGCAGTTTCGGTATATTGACTTCCTGTACTAATAATACTAATTTCTGTCACAACTCCTCCTTCAATAGTTGCAAAGGCAGTTGCCACCTCTCCATTTGGACCTGTAGGGGATGAAATAGTAACTGATGGAGTACTGGTATATCCACTGCCCCCATTAGAAATTGTAATAGATTTTATAGACTTATAAAGTTGATCAAAATAAACAACTTGCCCATCATATGGTCTAGTTGTAACTGCACCAACATTGATAGTGACATTATCTTGTCCAGCAGCACCACTAGAGGTAATTACTCCAGTATATTGTTGAGGACCAACTCCATCCGCAACTAAACCAAGAGTACCAAAACTACAGTTACTATTTGCAAGATCTGCCTGTCCACCATTATGAACTGTTATTGCTTTATCACAACAAATAGTGAATACAGAAACTAACTGAGCATATCCTTCATTAGTAACAGCAACTCCAACTCCACCTTGATTATATTGTGTGAATGCGTCAACATTCATTGATTTAGTCTTTACTGCTTTATCCCCATCAATAAAAATGCCAGTTCCAGTAGTAGTGTCACTAGTGCAATTTTGAATATAAGGACCTTTCCATTTACCTCCACCAACATTAGTTGCTCCTGCTGATGGGAAAGCAACGGCAGCTGCTGGATGAAGATGACCAGAGAAAGTCATATTTGCTAATTTACATGCTTTATTAACATGAAATAAATCTTGTGTTGCATTGCTTGGTAAAACTTTGACAGTCCTTAAATCGTCACCAACAACTGCAGTAAATGCTGGTAATACAATAGGATTATTTTCTACATAATTACCAGAAAGAACTTTGATTACTGTTCCAGACTGAGCAATTCCAACAGCTCCAGCAATAGTCAATTTTGCATTATCAATTGACGTACCATTATTTGAATCATTACCATCTTTTGCAACATATAAAACATTTGGTGCAGAGTTAATACCTGTGGCAGATGCATTAATGGTTACATTGTTGCCAAGAACAACCTCACTATTTGTAATTGTAACAATACCTGTGGTAATAGTATTATTATCACCATCAATAGTAACAGATGATTGTCCAATCGTGAGAATACCAGTAATTCTTGCATCACCACGAACAAGCAAAGCAGTAGTTGCTGCGCCAGTGTTTACCTCAATTCCACTTCTTGCAGTAACAATACCAATAGAGTCTATGTTTCTTACATCTTCATATGTTGCAATTCCAGCAACACTTAAATTACCTGAAAGTACGAGATTTGTTCCAACAGTATTTTCTGCTAATTGATTAGCATCTCCGCCTCCAACTGCAGTGCTAGCAATACCTACCCACTTAGCACCATCGTAAATTAAAAGTTTTCCTGTCCCTACACCAACATCAAAAGTAACATCATCAAGATCTTTGATGAATCCCGCTCCACCACCACCAATAGTAGCAATTTGTTGTTGAATTCTATTAATGAATGTTCTGTAATGGTTTTGTAGTTGATCTAGAGTTACAAACTTTTGATCTAAAGGTGTTAAAGGATCCTTTGAATTATTTGTGGAAGGATCTCCAGGTAGGGTTGGATTGTCCTCTGTAAGTAATGTTTTCTCATTGATTTTTGAGAATACTTCTTCAATATGTACAATGCGCTCAACTAACTGAGCATTTTTCTTTTCTAGTACATCTAATTGAAGTTTTTCTAAGACCTCTCTAACTTCCTCTTGAATATTTCCAATATATTCATTTTGTTTCTTAAGATGTTTTTCATTGACAACAATATTGACTTCTAAATCCTTTATTGTTTTAGCAATATTTTGACCTACACCATCAATCTCAGCCTTGAGATTGGTATAGTGTTTCGTTGTATTTGTCTCTAAATTTTCTTTTAACTCCCTTACGTCTTCAGTAAGAGTTTCTTCAATGAAAGAAAATCTTTTGGAAAACTTGTTGAGTTTTTTAGAATATTGTTCTAATTTTTTATCCTCATGAACTACTCTACCAGTAAAATCCTTTTGAAGAGTGTCATATCTTTTAGAGATTGATTCAATTTCTTCTTTATATTCTTTTACAACTCCTTGAAGAGACTCAACCTTGTCAAAGGCTTTCTCCTCAATATCTTCTGAGAGTGATACAACTTTCTTTGATAATTTATTAATTTTAGAAAGAACTTCCTCTTCAAGTTCTTTAACTTCTTTTTCTGTTTTTAATTTTGTTTCTATAAGGAGATTATTGTACTTGGGTATCTCTTGCTCTGTAAAATTTTTTACTCTCTCACTCAGATTTTCAATAGTTGTTTTGTATGAGTGAATTGCGGAGTTTATTTGCTCCTCAGTTTTTATTTCAGTCTCTGCAAAAAACTTTCTATATTTTGGAAGTTCTTCATCAATAAGATGATTTACAGTTTTATTGATATCTTTGGTTGTTGTTTTAAAATCTTTTCTTAGTCCAGATATAACATTCTCATTAATTGACTGAACATCTGTTAAAGCAGTAGTAACTTCTTTGTTAACATCTACTTTAATCGAATCTAAATTATTTTCAACACTTTCTTTAAATTTTGCGAATCTATTATCTACTTTAATCTCAGATTCTGCTACTAATTTTTTGTACTTCGGTACATCAACACTAAGAAAATTATCTACAGTACTGGATAAATTTTCAAAATTTTCATTTATTTCATCAACAGCATTATTATTGATTGATGAAACCTTTGATTCAATTTTAGATATTGATTTCTCTACAAAAAGAAGTTGTGCCATCATGGCACTGTCTAGATCTTCTTTTTTAATTAAGTCTTTTATTTCACTTTTGATCTCATTTATTTCAACGGATACGTTTTCTACCTTCTCAAGATTACTCTTAAAACTATCAAAGGTAGAAGTAAAATCTGTTAATGATTGAATATGATTTAGATTTGATTTAAACGCATCAAATGCCTCTGAGACCTGTTCTATTTTTTCAGGAGACGCAGAAATATATTCCTCTTTAACTTCATCAAGAGGAGTCTTCTTAGTATTCCCAAAAAAATCTGAAGGCTTCTTTAATGCCACGTTTAATATATCTCCTGTATTTTATTATTTATTGTCCTCTTTTAATCCATTTTTGAGCATTTTTGCTAATTCTGCAGTAGACCCAACAAACAGTGCATTGTTGACAGTTGATGGGCCTTTGACCTTATCTTCTGCTTCAACATCTTTAAGTTTTTTCTGCAGATCTAATAATTTATCTGTTGCATCAGCAACGTTCTTAATTAATTGACCTGCAACTTCATACGCCCTAGGCATTTCACTTTCTTGAGCAAGTTCAAGGACGCCATTTAACGCTTCTTGGCCTTTTTCGATTATACTATATAGATTCCCTCTAGTGTACTCATAATCTTTTTTTACATCATCTGAATTAAATTTTACATGATCTAATTTTTTATTAACGACTTCTGCTTTTACAATGTCATCTGAGACATTAAAGGTTTCGTTGAGATCGTCAAAATTTTTGGCCATCATACAAACCCGCCATCAAAACCAAAGTTATCGCCATCCTCAATCAAGGCACTATCAACACCGATCGTACCAATACTAGGTAGAGTTGTTTCTGTGTAGTCAATTCCTTTGACTTCTGTGCCAGCAACATGCTTTTCTGCTTTTGTATTATCTCTTCCTCTATCAACTGTAAGTTTATTGCCAGTTTTTGATCTTACAAAAAGTTCTTCATCGCCAATAAAGATATACTTGTCTGCTTTAATTCCTGTTGCATCCTCAACTTGAATTGTTTTTGCAGTTGCAGTGATATCTGTTGCAAGAGTAGTAACAACATTGTCTGTGTAAGACTTAAGTGCTCTTGCCGTAGCAGAGTAAGTAATTTCTCTTCTTGTATTTGATGTATCTGTTCCAGTAAGATAACTGATAGTAGATTTTTTGATAATATCTTTAGATGCAGTAGAGGATGGTCCAAACAAATATGTTTTGGCAGTAAATCTTAAAGTGTAAAATAAAACTCTTCTAGACGAAAAATCTCCTTCATAATCATCTTGCATTGTAACACTTTCCAAGACGATTGGAACATCTCTTTTTTCTCTAATTTGATCAACTAATTCAATAGTTAAATTATATGATGGTTGAAAATATGGTAAAATTTGTTCTACAATTTGAAGAGCATCATCATTTAACTT